AGAGAAGTACCTTATAAAGCTATAAAAGTAATTGATGGTGTACATTATTCACATCACTTACCATCTGGTATTTTAGGATCAGCAATATCTGGTGAAAATATTGGAAGAACTATATTAAATAAACATAAAGTTTCTGCAACAGTAGGTCATAGTCATTTACTAGATTATGCTGTATCAACATTACCTAGTGGTAAGAAGTTACATGCTCTATCTGCTGGTTGTTATTTAAATCACACAGAACATTTTGCTAGAGATACTCAACATATGTGGTGGAGTGGATTAGTAGTTAAAAGAGAAGTTAAAGGTGGTCATTATAATTTAGAAACTGTAGATATCAAAGCAATTAGGAGGGAATATGGCAGACGATAATGTTAATTCACCTGCTCATTATAAATATGGTAAGAAAGAAACTATAGAAGTTATACGTGATTGCATGACAGATGATGAGTATCATGGGTATCTTAAAGGAAATGTTTTAAAATATGTCTCTCGTTATAAATTTAAAGGAGAACCTTTAGAAGATTTACAAAAGGCTCAATGGTATTTAAATAAATTAATAAATGAATATACACATCTTGAAAATTTTATGGAGGTAAAAGATGGGACAAGTTAAACAAGCAATAATAGAAGTAGAAGATTTAGTCTGTGGATGTTTACAACAAGGCAGAACTCTCAATCAAACTATCAGAGATTTAAAAGAAATCTATGATAAAAAAACTAATACTAATCCATATCTATCTGATGAAGATTTAATAGAAGATAAGTATTATCAATTTAAAGGTCAACAATAATAAGGAGAAAGAAAGATGGCTAATAATGTGAAACAAAAAACGACACAAACAAACCCAAGAACTTATTTAATAAATTCTGTACAACTTACAGAGATTATGAAATATTTAATGAGTAAACCATATGCTGAAGTTGTTAAGTTAATGAATATGCTTGCAACATTGAATCAATTAGATCCTAGCATTGGTGCAGATTTTGTTAAGAAGCAAAATACTGAGGTGTCTGATGGAAAAAAATAAAATAGCAAAACATACAGGATTACTATTTGAATTAAAGATAGGATTAAATAAAGAAAATTCTATTGTGATAGATTATGGTGGAAAACCTGTAGGTAAAATAAGAGAAGCACTTAAAGATTTTAAATACCAAGCTAATCTATGTGCTGCAATTATTAATCATGCTAATAGTGTTGGTAAAAAACTAGAAGATGATATTAAAAAAATGATTCAAACAATTTAAGGAGATAATTAATGAGTGATAAAAAAGACATAAAAGAATTAATACAAAGGGAAGAACCTAATCTAAATAATTTATTAGAGAAGGAAGATCTATCTGCGTTTAAAGGTATGGTTGATGAACTTAGAGATACATGGAGTAAGAAACAAATGTTTAGAACAGAAACTGAAGCAAGGTTTTCTGTGCTACAAGACAATCGTTATCCAACTAAAGCCTCTAAATATTGGCAATGTGTTAGAGAACAATCTACTTATTTAGATAATTTAATGTCTTTATCTTTTGAGTATAGAAGAAATGCTGCAAAAATAAAATGGTTAGAGGGTAAAATAGAAAAAGAAGAAGATGAATATAGATCTACTAAATATCAAATAGATTTAGATGAAGCTCGTTTTAGCAAAGCTTCTATGGAAAAAGTTGCAAGACACAGAATGCGAGAAATTAAAATGTGGTCTAAATTAAAGAAAGAATTCAATGATGGATCCTTTAATGACAAGGATGTTAATCAACATCAATTAGAGTCTTATCATAAAATGTATGCTGGAAAAGCAAAAGGTATAACTAGCAGTACGCCAGAGTCGGAAGTATTTAACATAGTGGGACAACTAAAATCTTTAGAAAGAATTAAACAAACAGGAGAATTAGAAAATAAAACTGAAAAAAAAGAAGAACTTCCCCAATATGGAAAACCAAATGCTTAAATTTGATTTTATATTTCTAGGTCAATCTATTTTAAAATATCAAGTACCATTAGATATTTTTATAGCTATCAATCAGATATATGAACAAGATTTTTATAATCTTTATAAAGCTAATAAACAATTAGTTGGTAAAATAGAAAAGGAACATTCTTTATTTTATGATGGTAAAGATCAATCAAAGATGAAGAATCATAATAAGTTACCTAGAAATGTTACAGATTATTTTTTAGCTGTATTTAAACATTATTTAGCATTTAATAAAATTAGAGAATATGATCTACATTTAAATTCAGTTTGGGTTAATGAAATGAAACAACATGAATATAATCCAGCCCATGTTCATAGAGGAATGTTGTTTACAGGTTTATCTAGTGTTATGATTTTGAGAATACCTTCTACTTTTGGTAAAGAATATTCGGCAGCAGACACACCACAAAATGGAAGACTACAAATATTAGGAGCTGCTAATGGTCAGTTTGCTAAGATAGATTATCAACCACCTATGGATCTTAGAGATTTTTATATTTTTCCTTATGATATGAGACATACAGTTTACCCTTTTAATGGAACTAATGAAACAAGAAGAACTTTAGCTGCAAACTGTGATGTGCAATTTGATCCAATAAAAAATAGAGGAGCAGCATGATTATAACAGAGCCACGTTGGAAATCTTTTATAGTTGAAACAACAGGACCAATATTCACACCAAAACAATGTCAAATGATTATTGAAGCTGGAAGATCTCAACCTAAAATAGATGCTCAAGTAGGAAGTGGTAAAGGTATTAAAGGTGGAGTAATAGATACTAAAACAAGAACGTCACATATTAGTTGGATACCATTTAAAAAAACGCCAGAAATGTATAAAGACATTGAACTAGCAATGAAAACAGCTAATGGAAATCATTTTGGTTTTGATGGAATGCAACTAACCGAATATGCACAATATACAGAATATCCAGAAGGTGGTTTTTATGATTGGCATGTTGATAATGATGTTAATTGTCAACACGAACCACCAGTTAGAAAAATATCTATGACTTGCTTATTATCACCAGAAAATGAATTTGAAGGAGGGGAATTAGAATTAATGGCTGAGGGTAAAGTCGCTAAAATAAAACAAGGACAAGCAGTATTTTTTGCATCTTTTATTAGGCATAGAGTTGCACCTGTTACAAGAGGAGTAAGAAAATCTTTAGTAATGTGGTTTGGAGGTACACCATTTAAGTAATGTTTAGAGAATTATTTTTTCCAACACCTATTTATATTGCAGATTTAAATGAAGAAGGTTTAAATGAACAATTAGAACGAGATATTATTGCTTGGGCTAATAGAGACAAAGGATTAAATAGAACTAATATTAAAGGTTGGCACTCAACAACAAATATGAATGAATTACCTGAATACAAAAGATTAGTTAATTTATTGTTTGAAGCACAAAAAACTATATATCAGCAAGAACATTTAGACAGTGAGCCTTATTTAGGTAATATGTGGGCTAATATTAACCCACCTGGTGGAATGAATAGAGCACATATACATCCTAATTCTTTATGGTCTGGAGTTTATTATGTTAAAGCTCTTCCAAATTCTGGTCATTTAAAAATAGATGATCCAAGAGCTGCAGCATCAATGTCTAGACCAAGACAAAAAGAAGGACCAACACCTAGTAGACTATGGAGAGAAACTCATTTTGAGCCTAAAGCTGGAAGACTTATTATGTTTCCTGCTTGGTTGACTCATTGTGTAGACCCTAATAATTCTAATGATATTAGAATTTCAATTTCATTTAATTTTATGCAAAAGTGTTTTAATGTTTAGAGTAGATAGATATCAAGTAATTAAAAAAGCAGTTTCTTTTGAGCTAGCTAATTTTATATTTAATTATTTTTTACTTAAAAGAGACGCCGTAAAATGGATATATGATAATAACATTATTCACGATATAGGTATGCTAGGCACCTGGTCTGATAAGCAAGTTCCTAATACCTACTCTCATTATGCAGACATGGTAATGGAAACTTTAATGATGAAAGTATTACCAGTAATGCAAAAAGAAACAGGGCTTCAATTAATACCTACTTATTCATATGCTAGATTGTATAAGAAAGGCGATATATTAAAGCGTCATAAAGATAGACCTAGTTGTGAGGTATCTTGTACTCTTAATCTAGGAGGCGATCCCTGGCCTATATTTATAGATGGTACAGGGGCTGATACAGTCATAGATGAATATAAACAAATCCATAAACCCAATGCTCCAAAAGGCACTAAAGTCTTGCTTGAAGTAGGAGATATGCTAGTGTATAGTGGATGTGAATTAGAACATTGGAGAGAACCATTTGAAGGAGAAACTTGCGGACAAGTATTCCTTCATTATAATCATGTAAATGGTCCTTTTGCTGATAAGAATAAATTTGATGGCAGACCATTATTAGGAATACCAAAAATATAATGAATCCAAAACAAATGAGAAAGATTCGATATAAAGCAAAGAGAATCTTATTGGAATGGGTTAAGCATCTAGTTAAA